CCTCGAAAGTGGTGCCGACGACAGTATATTTCCCATACATAACCCTGACCGGGCTATTGGCCTCATAGGAATGCTTCATCTGCTTGGGCGCCGCCACTTCCTTGGCGTATTGCTCCGAATTCGCATTGATTGCAGCCATTTCTATTTACCTCCTCTTGTTAGTGGTTCGTGCCCTTACTTCTGGCACTCAATCTCGACTACAGCCTCTTCCTCCACTCTGGTGGCCCCTACATCCATTTCGATGTAAGGCTGGACGGCGTAGCACTTCCCGGGCAATGCATCGACCTGGGTAGTGATGTCCTCAGCCGCCCCGAAGATGATTCCCCTTCTCAGGTAGGCCAGCATATACTGGTAGGTGGAAGTGGCATCAAAGGGAAGCCGATTGGTCATAATCCAGGTGAAGCCCAGCCATCGGCTGATCTTGCCATCGCGGATGGCCTGCACACTGTCAATGTAGTCGCGGTTCTTGATCTCAGCCACATTGGTCAGCAAGTAAGTCAATTGCGATGGGGTGTAGAGGAAGAACCTTTCCTCATCCGGGTCTGCCTCATTCTCATAAAGGATTTGCATGGCCGCCAGAACTTTGGCCATGGTCAGTTTTGCAGCCCCGTGAGGAATCTTCTGGCCTGAAGGAAGCTCGATGGCAGTGGTCCCATCCTTCCCACCATACGAGTAGCCTCGGGCCGCAGCGATGATGATGTCATCCTTGGCCCTATTCATGGCTTTCACACCCTCTTGAGTGTAATACCCTTGTGGGTCAAGCAGAGTGCGAACCTTATCGGCTTTGTCGATTAGCGTGGACCACACCTTGGGAGCGGTGTTCAATTTCCGCTTGGTCCAGACTGGGTTAACATGGGGCGTGTCCATGTGGCGAGTGTCTTTGTCCACAGCAGCAGTTGGGGCAAGCCTATCCACGAAGATGGACTCACCTGAAACGGCTTCCACCGTCACGGTTCCTACCAGTTTGCTTTCCTTCTGCTGCATCTGGCTAATGACACCGGCCCGATAGGTGTTCTTGAACGCAACATCTATGGTTGGAACTGGCATTGTTTTGCCCTCCTTGCGGTATCACATTGCTTCTCTCACAGACTCAGCGAGGAACTACCCGACTGCCGGATTCCTCTTGGACCCTTGATGCGGTCCCTACTCAGATGGCTTGCCCATCAGCATCCAGATCCACTTGCGGACTGCCTGGACGGACTACTCTTGTCATTATCCTTCCATAGCTGCAATTTGTTGCAATTTGAACATTTCCTCCACAGCCTCCTTATGCCCCAGTTCCCCTTTCTTGAGATGGTAAGGGTGTTTGGGGTCTTGAAGGATAGCCGCGATCTTGGCTTTGGCAGAATGGATCTCTCCGACATCTATCTCTCCGGGAAGTTGGAGGACATCTTCGCCCAGCAGATCTCCCAGTCTGGCGCAGAACCGGATCATGGCAGGATGATCTCCCAGACCTGAATCATCCAGGAACTTCATGAACTCTTCCCCGCCGACACGGAACACAACCGCCCGGGCTCCCCTGGCCGCGCGGGGGAAATCATCGCCCATTTCTGCCTTCAACTTAGCCAATCCGTCCTCCAGTTCGACGCGGGCGATCTTCTCCTGCTCCATCTCCCATTTCACATAATCATCTACGAGCTTCTGGACCTGCTTGGAATTTAGACCTATGCTATGGGAGACCGTCCGAAACCACTTCTCCAAATTGTCATTCCAGGTAAATCCTTCCGGCAAATCGGGTCTGGTAATCTGGTAATCCTCTGACTTAGCTGGTCTGCCCAACCGGGCGTAAGTCTCATCCTCCCACTTCACCCGCTCATCGGCTGTGGCTTTCTCATCGAGGATGCGGATAGACTTGCCGAGCATCCTTTGAGCATGGACGGCAGTGCGGATCAGAGAGGGCAGATCTGGGGCTACCTCCGGCGATAGAGTCTTTTCGTCCTTCAAATCTTCCGGTATCTGTGATCTCCAGTCTGCTGCACCGGCGGCAGCAGCGATTCCTGTTGCGGTTGACTCTGGCATATCACTTACCTCCTGATTTCGCTATTTGAATCTGATGCTCAATGAAGTTCACTACCTCCATGTTTCCGCAACGGCGAGCAGTCTCATGGGTATCCCCCACCACATAAGGATTACCGCAGAAAGCATTGCGGAGTATCTCCAGCACAATTACTCCAGATGGACTTTCGAAGAAAGCTTGGTGGAAGAGAGCAGCTTGGTCCAGGACCTGCTCCTCGATGCTACCTCCCTCCTCTGCTTCTAACTCCCCCAAGAAATCTTCTTCGACTTCGTTTTTAGCCATAGTCTTACCTCCTTGCCCCTTCTATTCCAGCCGTCATTCTACCCCCCATCGACCCGGCCATTCCGCCTGGTATTCCCGCTGCCCCACCTGCTGTCCCAGCCGCCTTCAGCAATGGCGAAATGTCTCTGCCTGCCTGGGCCACAGCCAGCATGGTCTCCATCTGTTTGGCTTGCTGCGCTTCCTGCTGCCTCTGCATCCGCAACTGTTCTACTTGGGACTTCTTCCTCTTGGTAGAGGCGGGCAGACCAAACACATCAATCATGAGGGGAACTATCATGTCGAAATCGATCCAATCCAGGCAATCGGGATCGGCCTGCTGGATCGGCGTGATAGCCTGCAAGAACCTCTGGATGGCAATCACCTCCCCCATTCGCTGCGCCTTGGCCATGGGGCCTTCATACTGGACCTCGATCTTATTCCAATCATCTCCCAGCACGGGAGGTGGAGGCGGTAGAGCCCGACCCAGGAGCATCACCATGAATACCCTCTTTATCAATGGGGAGAGTAGTTCCGAAATCAGTCGGCCCATGGTTGGCCCCAGCAGCCGCTGCATAAGCTCATATCTTACATAAACCTCAGTTGCAGTCATCTGCGGGCCTTCCTGCAACTGCAACTGGTCACTGAAGAAGATCTGGCGGACGGATCCCCGCAAGTCCTCTATGTTCAACTGGCTGACATCAAACTTTGTGCCTGACTCAAAAGCCTTCAGACCCTGGATATTCCTGACAATGGTGGACCCGCCGGGCCACAACCGAATTGGACCCACAACTGCATTCTCCAACCTCAGTGTGGGAGGAGAGATGGTCAGAGCCCAGGCACTCAGCAACATCTTCTTGGCCAGATTCAGCGACTTGACATCCGGTAGGGCGATGGATCCGGGACCTCTTCCCAATTTTTCCCCACTGCTCTTGGCCCATCTCGGCACCATGTAAGGGAAACCGAAAAATCCACCCTCATGGAGCAGATGATTGTCCTTCAAAGAGATGTAAGCGGATACCCAGGGAGTGCCGGATTGGCTTACCCCGGGGAATTTACTTCTCGGCAATACAGCATGAATGATCTCGTAAGTGTTGGTGAGCCTGTTTTCCGTGATGTCCTTCAACATCTCCTCTGTCAGCGCGAACTTGGGACTGGACTGGGCTAACTGGCGAACTGTGAGGGAATACTTGCGGATCAGGGTATCAACCATCCCCTCCTCGTTCTCGTCGATCACATACTCACCTGGAGAGATAGCCCGAAATAGCAATCCGCCGAACGCCTGGTCCGGGCTCTCCCTTTCCCTGACGAAGAGAGCCCCGGTCCCGAACGCACACAAGTCCAAGTAGATCTCATGCACCTCCGAGTAGAAGTTGGACTCTCGGAATGCTTTGGTCATCAGATGATCGCACTCTTCCAGCCAGAGCAGAACTTCCGATACCTTGTTCAGTTGATCATTTTGGGTTCGCAGCCCGAACCAGTCAGTCGTTGACGAAGTAAAGGCTGAGTTCATACTGGCGGCTAACAACTCTTTTGCATGCAGGGCTGTGGAATCATAAAGCTTGGCGGTCTGTTTTGCCCCAGGGGTGGCTACTTGCTTCACCACATTGGACCGTCGGGGATGGATCAACTCCCCGATCTCCGAGTAGAGAGCCCTCCAGTTGGAGAACTCTACCGCTAACTGGTCATAGTAGGCCCTTATCTTTTTGACATCTACTGGCATTCTGGGTTTCCCTCCAGTCTACGCCAATCGCCTGCTGATAAGAGTTCGAGGTCTGCCCGACGGGGACAGGATCGAGTAGAGATCAGGATCGGTCAGAGCAGTCATCCGCGCGCCAAGAACGGGTTTCTTCCCTATCGCTGCTGCCTTCTTCTTCCTCCCGGCTGCCGCCCTCTCCGCCGCCAGATACTCTTCCAGATCCTTCCGGCCACTTCTGATGTCTTCCAGGAGTTGTTGCTGTTTCCTCTTCGCCTCCATTTCCTTTTCCTGCTGCTTTGTGACAGGTTTTGGGAGATCCCTCCTCAATTTCTCGGACAAACTCCCTACCCCAAACTCACCTGTCGCCTTTCCCGCCCTGGCGAACGCCTCAATGGTAGCTCGGAGAAATCCAAGTTTGCCCCCGCCATGCTTCTTCTTCTTGTAGCGAACCGACTTTTTGAGAAGTTTGGTTAACCAGCCCATTATTTCTTCCCTCCTCCCTTCCGCGCAGGAAGTTTCTTTCCCGCTGCCTCGTGCAGATGTCGCGTTAGTTCAGTCTTACTCATAGAAGTCCGTCCCTTCAACCCCAACCGTTTCCTCCGCAACTCCGCCCCGAAAAACCCACGCTGGGCCTTGGAGGTAATGGGAGTATGCTTGCGACCTTTGCTGCAACCCAGAACTGTCATTGGAGATACCTCCCTTATTTCTTTCCTTATCTCTTCCCTATCTCTTTCCTTACCCCATTTTTCCTCTTCTCTTATATTAGACACATACTGTCTAAGCGCTGCACCACCTCTGTCGCTCCAGGGCGATAGTGCTCAGTAGCTATGCAGCCCTGCGGTTATGCGGTTTTACGCCATAAGAGTAAAAGGAGACCATTCAGCCCCTTGCTCGGTTTCCGGATGGCCATAATCGTCAGCGAACAGGTCGAACTCACTCTCGCTCTTGATGGGAGTTTTGTCTGCCCGTGACGAGACCATGTTCACCCCCATAGCCAGGATCTGGAAAGCATCTGCCGCATCGGAACTCCAATCGTGAAATGGCTCGTTGAAGAATGCCTGCCGCTCGATGTCATAACGGCGCTTGTAGTTCTCCAACGCCTCCAGGCCAAAGCTGCATTTGGTCGCGTCGAACCAGCAGGAGAGAAGGATCCTGCTCACAGCCTCGATTCCCTCTCCCTTGTTCTTCATTTTGGGGATGATGTCGAAGTAGAGCCCGTGCTGCAAGGCGAATTCTATCCGAGTCTGCTGAGTCTGGTATTCTTCCACTTTGATGTCATGTGGAGCCAGGTGGCGGCCATAAATATAGGGCCTGCTTTTCACTTCCCGGATGCAATTTTCCAGGGAGACTCCCCCGCCGCTCTCCCAATACTCAATTATGCGCCTTTCTGCCCCCGTAACCTGGAAAAACCAGATCCCGGTGCTGGCCCGCATCCCCAGATCCCAGGCAGTATGGACTGCCAGGCGGGGATCATAAGGAACCCGGGTAATGTGGCCCTCCTGACGCAGCCTGGAGAGAACTTCACCCCAGTAGCTACCGAGAATACCCGCCACGAAAGAGCAGTAATACTCCTGCATGGCCAGCTCGCGCGGCATTCCCTCAGCAATCTCACGCTCCACCATGGTGGAAGTTACGATGGGCTCTCCATTCTCCCGGAAAGTGTCCTCGATGGTGAGGATCTGGGCGAACCAATTGGCCGGATCTGCCAAGGCTGACTGGTATAACCGGTAAGCGTGGTTTCTGCCACAGGGAGTAGTATTAAAGACTGCCCAACCGCCATTTGCCGCCAAAATCGGCCTGAAAACATCCCAGGCATCTGGCCTCTGGTAAGCATGTTCGGAAAATACCACGCCCACTGGATTCGGGCCGCGCAAGAGGTGCAACTTTTCGCTGCCAACTATCTGGTAGACGGAACCATTCTTCAACTTGACCTGCATTTCCATCTCATTTTTGGCTCCGGGACTGGATGCGCGCACCTCGCGCGGGAACGCCCGATCAATAAAGTTCACCCCGTCATCATCCAGGCCATCCCAGACAACCTTTTTCCCCTGGTTGTAGGTCGGGAAAACATGGAAGTAGGTCCCGACTCGCCGAAACGCTTCCACGGAGATGCGATTCAACGCCCAGTCATCCTTGCCACTCTTCCGGTGCCAGACCTGGAACACCCTCTTTATGCCATTGTCCATAGCCCGCCACGCTGGGACCTGATATGGCCGCAATGTGCGATTATGCGGCAATATGATTAGCCTTTCCTGCCGAAGGGAAGGAGGCATAGTTGCATTTTTACTGCTCATTCGGCCTTCCAGATACTATCTCTCATGTTGCATTTTTACTGCTCATTATACTATCTCTCATGCGGTTGCTACTTCTCATTCGGCCTCCTGTTGCTGTTGCCCTCTGGTCAAAAATCCCTGAATTGGCTTGTTGTGGAAATGGTTCCCCTCGACAATTGAGCCCCCATTTTTATTTTGGGGGGGTGGGGGGATCCATTCCACGATTTGGCATGAATCTTGCGATTCGTTTCCCCCTGGCTCCGGGCCAGGTTGGCATGGCTCTTGCAATTCGCGTGGGCATGCGGGCATGGTCAGGCATTTCTTATCTTCATCTTCTTCTGCCGCAGAGTTAGGAAGTAATGCGGCTCTGCCGCTCCGCTGCTCTGCCGCTATTGCACCTTGGGGCTGCGCGGCTGCAAGTGTCCCTCTGTCGCCCAGGAATAGTAATCCTACCCGGATAGGCAGATCACCTTCCACTACCAGACCCGTGGTGGCCTTGCCGTATCCCTGCTCGGCGATAAACTTCAGGGCGTCCAACTGATCCCGGCCCGGGCTGGCTGCTATCTTCCTTAGCCATTTCCACCCTTTGTTCGTCATCCAGATCCGGCATCTTGCCCTGAATGCGGGAGTCTCAGGCGGAATATTCTCCTTCTCGTGCTCCGGCAGATAGCGGCCCAGGGCGTCTCTGGAAGCTTGCCGTCCCTCAGCCTGCAATCGAAGCAGCTTCGCAGATGGTATGCCTGCAAGCCCGCTCTGGTGGCGAGTTTGCAGAGGCACATCCTCTCCCTTGCGATTGGGAGCCTGCTCATCTTGGGTCAATATCTGTGCCTTTTCCGCCTCACTCGTTGTCAATTTGATGCACTCCCTCAGATCAGCTACTGGAGCCACTCTATGGCATTTCTGCCACACCGGTATTGCAATAATGCCACATTTCCGCCTCTTGCAAGAGATAAGCCAAGTCAATAAAATCAATAACTTATGATTTGGCATGATTCCTGCATCTTTTTACCATAGAAGGATTAGATTGTCAAGGCCGAAGTGGCCCGGCCAGGCCATGAAGATTTCTCTTGACAACCAGGCAAATAACTGATAGAAGCAATGAAAGGAAAGGAGGATGCTATGGAACGGTGGCAGATAGTTATCTTCTTCAAACTCGACCCTAAAGATCCAAACTCACCCAATCAGGATGACTTGGATCGGGCTTGTGAGGAGATCGAAAAACTCCTCGCCGGAAAAATAGGATACGAGGAAATGAAAGTAGAGCGCATCCCCGCATAAGGAGAAGCCCCCACAAGGGGGCTATGCCGGTGAGAAGCCGGTGAAAGGAGAGCACACAATAATCTATGAGAAATGCTGCGTAACCCGGCGCAACGGGCGCGAATGCCATATGTCGGCAGAAGAAATCGTCGGGGGTATAGCAACATGTAAATATCATATCAAAGCAGCCCTGCGACTTTGGCGCGAAGTAAAACCGCAATTGCCTGCAAACATCCGCGAATCCGCGCGGAAAAATTCAACTATCACTTGAAACAGGGCATAGGGCAGAAAGGAAGGAGGTAAGCAAGTGCAACCAAAACCTAAAACCCTAACCTTCCCTCCGAATCTGAGGGGGAGAACAATCCAAAAGACGAAGTGCCCTATCTGCGGCAAGGTGGCCTATCTGCATCTGGGGGTGGACGGTCAATGGTATGGGTATTACGAAGCCCGGCAGAAGAATGCTCGGCTCACGGAATTGTTAGGTGTGCCAAG